GGGGACAACGATCTCCACTACCTGCTGACGTCGTACTGCGAGGAGCTGGACGACCTCGACGTCGAGGGCGCCGACCTCAACAAGCGCGACCTGTGCGACATGTCGTTCAGGCAGCTCGATCGTCGCGAAAAGATCAAGTCAAAGCGCAGGGACCTTGAGGCGGTGATCCCCGACCTCGTCGAGGAACTGCGATCTCGTCGGCAGCACGGGACCTACTGGTACTACGGTACCCTGAGGACCTACTGATGCACATCTGCTACCTCGACATCGAATGCAACGGCTTCCTGGACGACGCGACGAAGATCGTGTGCGTGGGCGTCAAGCACAACAACGGACCGGCCACCGTCCAGTACACTCCTGAGGGAATCCTGAGGGCACTGCGGGAGGCCGCCGAGGCTGACATCGTCGTCGGTCACAACCTGATCGCGTTTGACATCCCGGTGATCCACAAGCTGACCGGCGTGGACTTCGGGAAAGCGTGTTGGCGCGACACCCTCGTGCTCGCCCGCCTGGACGAGCCGGACATCAGGGAGTCGGACTATGCCCGCGTCGGGTTCCCCAAGGAGCTGATCGGGTCGCACTCGCTGAAGGCATGGGCCCAGCGCCTCGGCCACGCGAAGGGCACCGCGCTCGATGACGTCACGGATTACAGCACATTGCAGTACACCCCCGAGCTCGGCGAGTATTGTGCCAAGGACGTCGAGATCACGGCGGTCCTGTACCGCTACCTACTGAACCGCAACCTCGATGACCGCGCGGTCGAGTTGGAGCACGAGTTCGCCAAGGCGATCGCCCAGCAGGAGCGGAACGGGATCGGCTTTGACGAGCAGGCCGCCGCCGCGCTGTACGCCAAGCTCGCCGCTGAGCGGGATGCCCTGGTCCAGGAGCTCAGGGAAACCGTGCCTCCGACCGAGATCAAGCTGAAGACCAAGACGAAGTACGAGCCGTTCAACCCGGCCAGCCGTCAGCAGATCGCCGCCTACCTGCGTAGCCTCGGCTGGAATCCCGAGGACTATACGCCCTCGGGCGAGGCCAAGGTGGACGAGGCTATCCTCGGGAAGCTTGAGTACCCGATCGCGAAGCGGCTTAGCCACTATCTGCTCTTGCAGAAGCGGATCGGCATGCTGGCCGAGGGCGACGAGAGCTGGCTGAAGCTGTGCCGCAACGGACGGATCTACGGTCGCGTCAATCCCAACGGCGCGGTGACGGGCCGCTGCACGCACCGCAATCCCAACGTGGCCCAGGTCCCCCGCGTCGGCTCTCCGTACGGCAGCGAGTGCCGGGCTCTGTTCGTGGCCGACCGCCACCGCGTGCTTGTCGGCGTCGATGCTGCGGGCCTGGAGCTACGATGCCTGGCCCATTATATGGCCAAGTGGGACGACGGGGCCTATGGCCGCGAGGTCCTTGAGGGAGACATTCACACCGCCAACCAGAAAGCGGCGGGGCTTCCGACCCGCAACGACGCGAAAACATTCATCTATGCGTTCCTGTATGGGGCAGGACCGGCGAAGCTTGGGTCCATCGTGGGAGGTGGACCCAAGGAAGGCCAGCAACTCCAGAAGCGGTTCCTGCAAAAGGTACCGGCGTTGGCCAAGCTGAAGAACGCGATCGATGCGGCCGTGGAGTCCCGCCTCTTTCTGGTTGGGATCGACGGACGCCGCCTGCGGGTTCGTTCCAAGCACGCTGCGCTGAACACCCTGTTGCAATCCGCCGGTGCGGTGCTGATGAAGCAGGCCACCGTGCTGATGGCCGCAAGCGCGCCCGCGTACGCGGCCCGGCAGGTGGCGCACATCCACGACGAGGTTCAATGGGAAGTCGATCCCGTCGTTGCCGAGAGCTGGGCCGCGTACTGCAAGGCGTGCATCACGCAGGCCGGGGTTGACCTCGGGTTCCGACTTCGCATCGACGGTGACGCCCGCATCGGGAAGAACTGGGCGGAGACTCACTGATGACCAAGCTCAACCTGGCATACGTCGCGGGGCTGTTCGACGGCGAGGGATGCCTGACCTGGGCCGCTGGGACTCCACGAGCGACGATCACGAGTTGCTACCCACATCACCTCAAGTGGATCCGCGGCAGCTTCGGCTTCGGATCCGTGGTCAACCACGCGAAGGGTAAGGGCACGAGTCGCCACTCGTACCGCTACCAGGTGTACGGCTCGAATTGCGTGCGCTTTGTTTCCGAGATTCTTCCCTACCTGCGGGAGAAGCGTCATCAAGCTGATATCATTCTGATGCTCGTGAACAGCATGCCCCGAACCGAGTACCGTCGCGCCCTACAGCGCGGTCTGTCCGAGGCCAAGAGGGTCGAATATGTCTGACAAGAGCGACCTGAGCGACTGCCCCAGCGAGCAGCTGCTGCACGAGCTGTCCCGGCGCTACCGCTGCTACATCTTCGTCGGCTGTCAGCCCAAGGGCAAGGACAGCTCCGACATGACGTTCTGCACGACCGGACACATCCACGAATGTATCGGTTTGGCCGAGATGGCCAAGCAGATGATCTCCTTAGGAGGGCCCGAGTCTTGATCACGCACGCCCTGATCGATGCCGACATCCTGCTGTACAAGTCATGCTCCGTTGTTGAGAAGCCGATGCACTGGGGCGACGACCAGTGGACCCTGCACGCCGACGCCGCGTCGGCCCGACAGATCTTCGATCTTGAGGTAGCCGACATCAAGCAGGCGACCCGGGCAAACAAGGTCACCCTCGCGTTCTCGTCGCCGGGGAATTTCCGGATCCGCCTGTACCCCGACTACAAGGCGAACCGTCAGGCCACGCGCAAGCCGGTCTGCTACCCGGAAGTCAAGCGCTACGCCATGGAGGCGTACGACTGCGTGAGCTACCCGGCCCTTGAGGGTGACGACGTCATCGGGATGATGGCGACCTCGAAGCGCCCCGGCACGAAGTTCGTGATCGTCTCCGAGGACAAGGACTTCAAGACCATCCCGGGGCACCAGTACAACCCGCGCACCGGGAAGCGCATGCGGATTACCAAGGCGATGGCAATCCGCAATCTGTACATCCAGACCCTGACCGGCGATCGCACCGACAATTACCCCGGGTGCCCCGGCATCGGGGATGTCAAAGCCCAGCGCATCCTCGACGAGGACTGCTCCTGGGAAGCCGTGGTCCGGACCTTTCAGGCCGCGGGGCTGACCGAGGAGGACGCCCTGCTGCAAGCACGCATGGCCCGGATCCTTCACTACGGGGAATACGACTACAAGACCGCTGAGGTGAAACTATGGACGCCTGGAAAGAAGTCAAAGACTCGGGTTCGCGTGAAGAGTTCGCCACCGGAAGCCGCCGGGACACCCGGGTCGGCAAAGGCAGATTCGACCTCCTGTCCCCCTGGGTGATCGAGCGCGATGCTCGTCACATGGAGAACGGTGCGGTCAAGTATGGCGACAGGAATTGGGAAAGGGGCCAGCCCCTGTCCCGGTACTTGGACTCGGCCATGCGCCACCTGAACAAGTTTCTGATGGGCCACCGCGACGAGGACCACCTGGCTGCCGCCCGGTGGAACATCGGGGCCCTGATGCACACCGAGATGATGGTCAAGGCGGGGCGTCTCCCGAAGTGCCTCGACGATCTTCCGAAGTGGGCTTTGCCGGTGGAGCCCGACCTGTTCGATCTGGAGACCGACAGCGATGGGTGACCATACGGCTATTCCCCCGCTGCCCCAGCTCTCGGAAGAGCTGATCGTGGCGCTGGACAAGAGGGTCCCCGAGCGCTGCCCGAACCTCGCGACTCCCGATCGCGAGATCTGGTTCTACGCTGGTCAGCGCAACCTCGTGGAGTTCCTCAAGTCCCAGTTCAAGCTCCAACAAGAGAACAGGTTCAACAACAATGTGTGATGCTGTCAGCCTGACCATTGCAGGTATGGCGATTGCGGGCGCGACGACCGCGGGCAGTGCCATCATCGCCAACAACAACAAGCCGGAGACTCCCCAGCTGCCGAAGCCCGGCGCAACCGCCACCGCCCCGGTGGACCCGGGTCGCGTCAAGTACGGCGCGGGGGCCCTCGGTTCCACTACTCAGGCCAAGGCCCGCAAGGGTAAGACCGGCCTGACGATTCCCCTTGGGGGCTCCATGACCGGCGGCACGGGCGGTCCCAGCACCGGGGTCGGATACTAAATTATGGACTACACCTCAGCCGCCAGCCTGTACTCCGAGCTGGAGAGCGACCGGCACAGCTACCTGCAACGTGCCCGAGATTGCGCTCGGCTGACGATCCCCACCCTGATGCCCGACGAGGGCACCACCTCGGCCACCAAGTTCCCGGTCCCCTTCCAGGGTCTGGGGGCGCGGGGCGTGAATCACCTCGCGGCCTCGCTGTTGATGAGCCTGTTGCCGCCGAACCAGCCCTTCTTCCGGCTGGCCCTTGACGAGGAGGCCATCCGCCAGCTTCAGGGGATGGAGGAGTACCGGACCCAGATCGACCAGACCCTGTCCAGCATTGAGCGGTCCGTGATGCAAGAGGTGGAGACCATGGCCATCCGGCCGGTCATCCACGCCGCCCTGAAGCACCTGGTGGTGACCGGCAATTGCCTGGTCCACATCGGCGACCAGAACATGCGGGCATTCCCGCTGGACCAGTACGTCATCAAGCGCGACCCCTCGGGCAACGTGCTGCACATCGTGGTCTGCGAGAGCGTGGCCCCCTCGGCGCTGCCGCCCGAGGCGCGGACCCTGGTGGACGAGAAGAAGGCCCCCAAGCCCGGCTACCAGGATACGATCGAGCTGTACACCTGCATCCACCGGATGGAGTCAGGTAAGTACGAGGTCTATCAGGAAGTCGAGGGGATGATGATCCCCGGCACCAAGGGGACCTACAGCGCGGACTCGATGCCGTGGATCGCCCTCCGGATGAACCGTGTGGACGGCGAGTCCTATGGCCGCAGCTACGTCGAGGAGTACCTCGGCGACCTCCAGTCCCTTGAGGCGCTGACCCAGGCGATCGTCGAGGGATCCGCGGCGGCGGCCAAGGTCCTGTTCCTGTGCAACCCCAACGGCGTCACTCGCCCCGACGTTCTGGCCAAGTCTCCTAACGGTGCTATCCGAGAAGGGATTGGGACCGATGTGTCTGTTCTCCAAGTACAAAAGCAGGCAGATTTTAGTATCGCCTTTCAGACTATCGGTTCCATCCGTGAGAGACTCAACTACGCATTCCTCCTCGCGGAAAGTACGATTCGCAATGCTGAGCGTGTTACCGCCGAAGAAGTACGACTCACCACGGCGGCGGTCGAAAGGCAGCTAGGCGGCATCTACTCGGTACTCAGCCAGGAGTTCCAGCTCCCGCTGGTGAACCGGCTGCTCGACGTCATGGGCCGGGCCAAGCGCTTGCCCAAAGTCCCGAAGCAGTTCGTCCGCCCGCTGATCATCACCGGCGTGGACGCCCTCGGGCGGGGCAACGACCTCCAGAAGCTCGACGCCTTCTTGGTCGGCATCCAGCAGGTCCTCGGGCCCGAAGCCGTGGCCCAGTACGTCAACGTCACCGAGTACATGGCGCGGCGCGCGGCGGCCTTGGGCATCGACCCGAAGGGCCTCGTGCGGACCCAGGAGGAGCTCGACGCGCAGCAGCAGCAGCAGCAGATGATGGGCATGGTGGAGAAGCTCGGCGGCCCCACCATCAACGCCATTTCCCGAGCTCAGGCCGCCGGAGCAGCCCCTAACCAACTTGCGAATGCCGGGCCGATGGCTCAGGCGCAGCAGTAAGGCAGAACATGGACCGAGTGGAAACCAACCCCGAAGAAGCCAAGCAGTCGATCGAGCAGAACGCAGCGGCCATTAAGGCGGCCGAAGCGGTCGCGGAAGCGCCGCCGGTAGAGGCCCAGCCCACCGGCGAAGCGCCCAAGGACCTCAAAGTCCCCGACGCCCCCAAGCCTCCGGCGGTCCCCGAGGACGTCGAGATGTCCGCCGAGCAGTTCGCCAAGTACAGCAAGGAGCTCAGCGCTGGCGGCAAGCTGTCCGACGAGTCGTATGCGGAGCTGGCCAAGCAGGGCATCCCGAAGAACATCGTGGACTCCTACGTCCAGGGTCAGATGGCCCTGGTCCAGCAGGCCCAGCAGGAGGTCTTCACGGCGGTCGGCGGGGCCGACAGCTACAAGGCTATGGTTGATTGGGCCGCCTCGAACCTGAGCTCGGACGAGGTCGCGGCGTACAACAACGCCGTCGAGAGCGGCAACAAGAGCCAGATCATGTTCGCCGTGAAGGGCCTGCAAGCCCGCTTCGCGGCGCAGTCCGAACCACGCCTGCTGACCGGCGACGGCGGCAAGGTTGCGCGTGGGTTCCGCTCGTCGGCTGAGATGATCGAGGCCATGAAGGACCCCAAGTACAAGAGCGATCCGGCGTACCGCGCCGACGTCGAGCGGCGCATGTCCGTCTCGAACTTCTGACCTTACGGAGACAACGACCCATGAAGAACCAGTCCTGGCGCACCACCGTCCTCGGAATCATCGCCATCGTCACCGCCGGTCTCGGCGTGGCCAAGGCGCTCCTCGACAACGACCCGGCGACCGTTCCTGATTTCGCTGCCCTCGGGGCCGCGATCGTCGCGGGCGTCGGTCTGATCCTGGCCAAGGACGCAAAGGTCACCGGGCTCCCCCAGTGACATGGGTGTCAGCGCTGCTGGCACTCGTTCAGTCCATCATCCAAGTCTTGGTCGGTCGGGTTGTGGAACATGCCAATGAACCTGAGCTTTCCCAGGATGCTCCTCCCCCTCCTAGCGGCCTTCGTCGCCGCTTCATTGAGCGGGTGCGAAGCAAACAGAGTGGTATTCGTTCACCCGACCGACCAAGACCTAGTGAGACTCGGCCCTGACGTACGGGGTCGAGTCTATTTCTGGAACGGCTCCTCATGGGAGCTGTCCTCGAACACCGTGCAGCTACCTGAGGGGTGGTATGCCGGGTATGTCCCGCCCGAGGGCGCGGACCGCTAACCCCTCACGCCAACTTCCCATCCGCTCGGGGACCGCGCTACGGCCGGTCCCTTTTTGCATTGGGCCCTAGGCACCCGTGTTCTCACCGTTCTCAACCTGCATTTCCTAAGGACAAACAATGGCTACTTCAGCCGTCAGCTTCCTTGGCCAGGCCG